ATGAGCAAAAACAATATCTTCAAAAAGTACCCCCCGATTATTCACGGCGAAGCGCGTGGGGAGAATGACGAATTTGTGGTGCATACGCGCTACCCGCGATTCTTGGCGCGGAAATCTTTTGACGAAAACTTCACGGGTGAAATGCCCGCCAAGCCAGTTGACGGGGAATTGGGACAAATCGGTGAGCCGCTCCGCCTTGCTTATGATTCGCGCATGGGATTGTGGCTTTCTGACTTTATTATGTTGGACAAAAACAAGCCGGAAAACATGGAGGAATGGCTTGAGCAATTAAAAGCCGCCTGCGATCGAATCGCCGCTGATGATTTGATGCTGAATGAAGATGCGGCGGATTTGGGGGATCTTGATGATTGACAGCCCCGAATTGGGCTACACGCCCGCCAATTTGAAGGCGATACGGCAAAAGTACGGGCTGACGCAAAAGCAGGTTGCCAATATTGCAGGAGCTACCTTGTCAACAGCACAGAAATGGGAGGCAGCGATGAGTTTGAAAACTCATTCCGATATGCCGCACACGCGCTGGCTGCTTTTGTTGGAATATGTGAGGAATCTATAAACAATGCCGTCTGAAGATTCAGACGGCATTTTCTCAGACAAATTTAAAGTCCCGTTTCATCTGTTTCAACAGCTTCGCCAAATCATTTTTATGGATGAAGTCGCCGCCTGTCGAATTGATGATGATGGTGCTGTCGCTGCCTCCCTGCTGACCCGCCATTTCACGGATGGTCTGGGCGTGCTCTGCCGGTAAGACCATCTCGTTCTCGTGCAGTTGGGTCAAAGGGTTGATGCCTGCCGGAATGTCCCAGCCGCCAGCCGCCGATGGAATCCGTGTTGTGGTCGTGGTTGTTTGAGAACCGCCGCCGCCCATTCCGCTCATCAACCCGTAGACAGCCGCCATTGCCGCAGCCGCCGCACCAACAGCAAGAATTGGGCCGACGTATGGAATCCCCGCCATCGCCTTGAATGCCTCAGCCGCCGCTTGAATGGCATTCATACCGACGTTTTCAGTCGTTTCAACCTTTTTAATACCGGTTACGGCGGCTGATGTAGCGGTTTGAGCGGCAATTTGGCGCGTGCCGTTAGCCAGCCACATCGCGCCTTCCTTGGCGAATCGTCCGACCAATGCCGCCAGCGGCTTGCTGACCATCTCTTGAACGAAGGTTTGACGTATGGATGAGAACACGCCGCCCATCGCCTGCCTGAAGCTCTGCGCCCTTGTCAGCATGGCAGTGAACGCCTGCGACATCTGCTGTTGCGCTTGCTGCCAAACGTTCTTGCCGCCGTCTTGCAGCATTTCCATGACATTGGGCGCGTCTTTCCGGCGTTGGTTTTCGCGTTTGCCCTCGTTCTTCGCCTGCGTCCGCTCGTGCCCCTGCCCCAATTCGCCCATTTGAGCCTTGAGCTTGTCGATTGCGGTCTGACTGTATGTCGGGTCTTGTTCGGCCAACGCGATCCGTTCCTGCAATGCGTCATAGGCAATCTGATAACGGCGGTTTTCAAACTCGATTTCCATATCGAGGCGTTCTAGCTGCGAGATTCGTCCATCTGCCAGAGCTTGGTCTGCCGCGTCTTTCTCCATCTCCAGCTTGTGCTTGTCCAATTTCTCCCATTCAGCCACCTGATTCATCTTCGCTTCAGTTGACTGTTTCGATAACTGGTCTTCAAGCGTCAGGATTTTTTCGCGGATTTTTACGCCTGTTTTTCCGTTGGCGTCCACCGTTGCCAGCTTCGCCCGCCAATATTCGGCCTCACGCGCCAAATCCCATTCTTGGTGTGTGAGCGTTTCGCGCTGCATTTCGCGGTGTGCAAGTTTCTGGGCTTTGATTTCCTCTTCCCACGCCTGCATCGGGTCTTTGGCCGCGCCCGAACGGCCCGAACGGGATTTGCCTCTTTTGCCGCCGCCCTGATTTGCGCCCGGCTTTTTCTGAGCGGTTTTGGCGTGTCCTCCGTCGCTGCGTCCCTTGAGGGCATCGGCTTCGTGAATATCGGCGGCTCGTTCGCGGATGGCATTTGCCATTGCGCCGGCGCGGTCTTTCGTCAAGCTGTCATGAATACGCTTGCCAAGCCCGCCGTCGTCCATCTTTTTGAGGTCAACGCCATCCAGCTTTTTAATGCCCGAACCGCCGACCATTGACAAGGCTGCGTTGGCAAAGTCAATCATGCTGTTAATCATGCCGACTGCTTTGTTTATCATCCATTCAATCGCAGACAGAAAAGCATTGCCGATGAGCTTGCCAAGATTGGCGAAGAATTGCGGCATATCGTTTGCCGCTTCTTTAATCAGCATCCAGCCGGTTGCGAATATGTTGATATAAACGTTCACATACGCGCCGATTGCGCTTGAGATGACGCTCATCACGCGCCCGAACAACGACGACCAGCCGCCCACGCTCTCATTCAACCAGCCTGTCAGCCCGTCAAACCACGATTTGACGGTTCCCACCGCTTCCCCGATGGTTTCCGTGATGATTTGCCAAACCGCCCGAATCACATCGGAAAGATTCGACCAGCCGCCGCCGAAAACATCGATTTCATCGCCGAATTTCGCAATCAGCCCGATAACCGTGCCGATTGCGACGGCAATAATTCCGAACGGGTTTGCCAGCAAAGCCACATTCAAAGCCAGTGTCGGTGCAACGGCAGCGGCAACAGCAACGGCAAAACCTGCGACGATCGGAACAACTAAATTAAGGTTATCCGCAATCAGTTTAATAACGGCAGCAATCCCCGACATTGTGCCGCTGTCGTTCAGCAGTTTTGAAACCATGCTTTGCCAGTTGTTCGAGAACACCGTCAACGCCTGACCCATCGTCATGGGCATTTTGGCCGCCTGCTCCCCGAACTTTTCCGACGCGCCGGAAATGGCTTTGAAAATCACATCCGCCGTCAATTTCCCTTCGCTGCCCAGCTTTTTGATTTCAGCGCGGGATTTACCCATATATTCCGCAATCGTATCCAGCAAAATCGGCGCGGCTTCGGCAATGGATTTAAACTCGTCGCCCTGCAATACGCCGCTGCCCAAAGCCTGCGATAACTGCATCAGCGCGGCAGCCTGTTGTTGCGCGCCAACGCCGCCAATCGTCATCGCATTGTTGGTTGCCTCGGTAAATTTTAAAATTTCCTGCTGCGTGTATACGTAGTCTTTTAACGCGCGGCTTGTGGAAACGTACAGGCTGGCAGTCGATTCCAGAGAGGCACGGGTACGGTTCGCCGTATCGAGAAGCTGCCTCTGCACAGCCAGATACTCGGTTTCCGACGACACCACCTGTCTGATTTGGCTGTTTATCGATTGAACCGCATCGGCAGTATCGAGCATCGATTTCGCGAAGCCGACGCTTGCCAATCCTGCCAGCAAACCGGTCAGCCCCGATAAACCCGAACCGATTTTATCCACTTCGGTTCTAACCTTTTCAGTCGCCTGTTGCGCCTGACTGCCCACCGCCTCAAAACCCGATTTCACGTTGACGGAGAAACTGCGCATGGTTTCGTTCATATTGCCAATCGCAGCTTTAAAGCCTTTTGCGGCATTGTCGCCGCTACCGCGTATCTTTTCCGCTGCCTTATCAACATCAGCGGCAGCCGAATCAAAACCCTGCTTCGTGTGGTTTTCTACCGTTATTCTGACCTTGGCTTCCAAATCGCTCATTTATAGCCCCAATAATAAAAAAGCCGTCTTTTCAGACGGCATAACGTTTCAACATTTCCCGATAATTCGCCAATTCCCGTTCGGCAAACTCAAAGGCCTTCAAATCGGCGTTATCGCTTGCCTTGCGGCTCTCGTTCAGCCAATAGGCGATTTGCTTTTCACAAAATTCTTTGGCGGTCATCCATACCCCCTGTCAAAATAAAAGGCTTTTTTGCAACCGCTTTACACGGAGGCGGTTTGACGCGCAGGTAAGAACAATGCCGTCTGAAAGGCTTTCAGAGTGCGAAGCCTGCCCGTAGGGTGCGGCATTGCTGTTGTCCGGATCGGTACGGCATTTTCATTCCCGCCCGATTATTGGTGCGCTTAATAATTTTGCATAACGCGCCCTTCGTGCAAACAAAACGGCAAAAATTTACCACGTCCGCGTGATATATAAAAAATCGGGGGAAATGTTGACACTTCCCCCGATGCAACCGTCAACCCGAAGTTGACAACTCAATCCGCGCCCAACGCCCGTACCAGTGCGCCGTGCCGCGCCTTGCAGTCCTTGTACAAGCCGATGACTTGCAACGACCACGGCAGCGTGTCCGCGCCCGTGTTTCCCTCGAGATGCGGCAATTTCGGGCAGGGCTGCACCAAATCGGCGGGCGGCTTAACCGCCGTCGTCAATGGCGGCATTGACGATTGACACGCCGTCAGCATCAAGACAAACATTGCGGTAAACAGGTTTCTCGACAATCTTTTGCACTTGCACATAACGCACCCTTTCCCTTTCCTCACGCGCCGCCTTTTGCGCCTGATACGCGGCGGACGATTTGCGGCTTTGTTCCGCCCCCTCAATCGCGGCGGCTTTCAAACGTTCCGAAATCTCCAGCGTCGCGTCATCGCGTCCGCGCCGATATTGCGCCGTTCTGTCCTGCCACCAAGCAAAAATAACAATCGCAGATAAGGCAAGAACCGGCTTCCAATTTTTCAGCAAAAACCCAAGCATTTATGCCTCACTCGCGCCCTGTTTTGCCGTGGTTGCAACGTCCGTCAACTGATAACGCGCTTCGGTGGGAAATGACGGCACGGCTTTTCCATTAATCAGTTTGGACGGCCAATAGTAGCCGTCAATATCGGCAGGGTCAAACGGGACGATGGATACCATATTGCCCTGATTGCCGCTCAATCCCAAGACTCTGCCTATCGCATCTTTGCCCACGACAAAAAACACGTGTCCGCCGCCCCGACGCGTTTTGACTCCAAGGCATCCGTAGGCGGGGGCTTCGAGTTTCGTCAAACCCGACATTGACCAAGCTTTGGCGCGATACCAGTCTTTGATGACCGCGCGTCCCGCTGTGCCCAAACAGTGTCCGACAAACAGCCCACACCACGGCGTTTCGTCTTCAAAGTACCAAGACTTTGACGCGCCGGGGAAGTTGCCCACTTCTTTCAGCCATTGCACAATCACAGGATTGTGTTTCGCGCCGGGAATTTCTTTCAAGCCGATGTGTTTTCTGGCTTCGGCTATCCACGGTAATTCTGTCATTTTTAATCCTTTCGGTAAAAGACGAGATGTAAACTTTGGGTTGACAACTCGTTCTATGTTTTAAGTCGCAATCACAATGTGCACCGCATCGCCGAACACGCTGTCTTTTTCAGTCGCGTTTGCCGATACGGTAACTTTCCGCGCAGGCGGGAATCCGACTGCTTTCGTCATTCCCGCGCAGGCGGGAATCTAGGTTCGTCGGGTTTCAGCCGTTTCCGATAAATTCCTGTCGCGCTGGGGGTCTGGATTCCCACTTTCGTGGGAATGACGGCGGAGCGGTGGGAATGACGAAAGAAGCAAGGGCGACATACTTCGCTATTCATCCCCCTTCACGCCCGTAACCTTTTCCGCCAAGCCGCCCAAGTAACCGCGCAAAACCTTGGGCGCGAGCGCGCGCACCGTATCCAGCGCGTGTCCCGTCATCATTCCCACGAACACCCCCGCCGCCGCACACGTCCACACCTGATTCAAAGGCACGAACCGCTCCGCCACGGCCGCCGCCGCGATTGCCGAAATCACCGCCTCCAACAAAGCCTGCACCGGACGGTCGTGTTCCTGAAGGCTTGCCCACACGCCGCCCAGCACGCCGCCGAGAGCAGCAAAAAGCAAACCCAACTGAAAGAACTCCATTCACGACCCCTCATCCGCCAAACCCAGCGTCTTTTGCGCCGAAAACAAAAACTTCAACGCATTATTCCCCGCCAGCGCACAGAAAAACGCCAACAGCGGCGGAACAACCATACCCGTGTTCAAAGGCGGATACGCCCCCAAAAACGCCACTGAAATCAAAAACCACACAAAGCCCGAAAACAGCAAAAGGTAAGCCGCAGCCACATTGCCCTTAAAGCCCCGCGCAAACAGCAACGCCGTCTGAAGCAGCCCCGCCGCCCCCAGCACGCCCACCGTCCACGCCTCCGGAATATCCTGAAACTTGTAATAAATCCGCCACGCATAAATCTCATCGGGCGCAAGCGCGAACACCGCCGCGTAGCCGACAAGCCCCAAACCGCTGACCGCCTCCAGCACCCGCGTCGCCGTGCCGAACAACCACGCCTGAAACTTGGCGGGCAAAAACCGCCAACCCAATATCCAATCCAACCTGCCCATAACAACCTCCTTACGTAAAACACCGCAAAGCCTGCGCCCTGCGGTGTCCGATGCCGTCTGAAAACTTATTCCGCATAGACAGGCTGTGCGTCTTTAGGTATGCCGGATGCCCCCTCCAACGCCTTGCGGTACACCCAATCGGGGTCGGGTGCGGTTACGTCCGTTTCAGAAAAGTCCAAGGTTCGCGTCAACAGGTACTGTTTGCCCGATTTAAACGCGTTTTCCGACACATAACCGTTCAACGTTGCCGTGATAAAACCGTTGCGGTAATCCGCGCCGATATATTCGACGACGTGGTAGGCTGCAACCGCGCCGGTCATACCGTCCTCGGCTGAAAAACCCAAAGCGACAATCTTCTTGCCCTCACTCATAACAAAACTCCACAAAAAAGCCCCGAACGGGGCAGGAACAAAAATGCCGCCTGAAAGGTTCAGACGGCATAGCCAAACAAAAGTCAGAAAAACTCAAACGGCGGCATACAGGGGCATCAACCAACCTGCCAAACCTCGTTTTCGCGCGATTCCGGAATCAGCACCCTGATATTCCGCAACTCGATATACTGCCAAGACTTTTCCACAAAGAACAACAGATTAGATTTCGGAATAGCGGTATCAAACTCCCGCTCATACAGAGAATACGGCCCAAATCCATTAGCACGGTATTTCTTAACCACCTCATAAGCATCCGACCTGTCGAACGTAATCATCGTACTCCAGTCTCTGTTGGTATAAAGCCTGTACTCGAACGATATACCGTAAATATTGTCCGGCAACTGCAGCAGCCCGCCATACGGTTCCCAATGGTTACGCATCTGATTTTGGTAATTATGGACGCGTCTGTCGCCGCCCAAATAAACCTGCCGCCTGTTGTCGTACCGGAAATCCTCCGCAAAAGTACGCCAAACCATTCTCCCCAGCAACTGCTTGTATTCATAGTCGGATTGCGACAAATACGAAACCGACACGAACGGCGAGAACACCGATTCGTGGGAAGCCAGCGTCAACTTCAAACTAATCGGTTTTCCGGCGGGGATGATTTGAATCGGGTACTCCAGCCGGGTTTTGTACCTATAATCCGTGAGTTCTATATAATTAGAATCTCTATTACGTCCACGTCGACTCGGCTTAGAGGAATGCTTGGCGTTGTCATAATAGTAAGCCCTAAATAATTCATAGTCTTTGGTTACCAACGGATTAAGCAACACCCCGTTAAGCATCAGCCTTGCCTGAACTACTTTGTTGCCGTACGTTTCCGAAATAACCCGAAAATTCGGTATCAAAACCCTCGGCAGCGGGTCTTTATCCAAATCCAACATCCAAACATTACCCTCCGTCCAACGCAACCTGTGCGCCTTCATCACATCGCCCTCGACGGACGAAGCCCTGACCGTACCGTTGAAATAACCCGAATCAGCCTCAATCCGTCCGCGTATTACCGCATTGTTCGCCGTCAGGATGCCGTCTGAAGACACCGTAAAATTGCCGTTGCCGATATTCAGGCTGCCGCCCGTGATGCTTCCAAGATTGGAAGATACCGCGCTCAAACTGGTAACGTTCATCTTATCGGCGGTAACGGCACCTGCCCTGATCTCCCGCGCCGTTATGCTTCCGGCTTTCAGGCGGTTTGCGTTCAGCGTGTTTGCCGCGATTTTATCGCCGTGAATATCCCCGGCGTTCAACCTATCGACAATCGCCTTACCGTTTACCACCAGTTCGCCGTTCACGCCGACACGGTTTTGCCGTGTGTCTACCGTGAATGGGAAAACGTCGGCTTTGCCCGGTGCGCCGATGCCGAAACGGTCTGCATTCACAATAAACTTGCTTTCCGGCGTTCCGTTTTTCGGCGTGCTTGCCAAGCCGTAACCCGCCACTTTGCCGTTTACGTCAACCTTGACCGTATATTGCGCTTCCAAGCCGTTGATGCTTCGCGCGTGGGCTTGTACTGCCGCCGTGTTGCCGTCCGCCGTCGATTGCGCCGTCGCGATACGTTCGCCAAGTGCCCTGATGTCGCCTGTCGCTTTGCTTAAGGCCGTCTGAACGACCTGAACCGCGCCGCGAACTTCCTGCAAACCGTCGTTGTCTTCCGGTGCCGGTGTCCAATCGGTTGCTACCGTTCCGCGCTCCAGTTTCACATTGGAAACCTTGATAGCTTCCGATGTTTGATACCGTGCCTGAACGATGATGTTCCGCAGTGCCTTAACCTCTTTGGCAACCGTGTGTTTAGCAACAATACGCTGTTTTAGCGTTTTGGTCGTACCACTGACGGCTTCTTCGTACCATGCGGCAAAATACCCGATAGAGTTGTCGGCGTAGGTTACGGAAAGTTCCGCGCCGATTCGCGGGGAGGGCTTGCCGTATGGCGATGTAGCGTTCGTCAGTTCGATATCGCACGAGATAATCAGACTGTCGCCTTGCTTCAGTTCCAAAGCAGACGAAACGTCGATAGTAACGTTCTTGGTCTGATTATTCCCGTTCACTGTCAGCACTTTGCCGGGCGTTCCTGTTGATAGGGCATAGTTGCGGCCGCCGACCGAAACACCGTCAATCTTCGCGGTCAGTGTTTGAATTTCAGACGACCTCGCACTGTCTTTCTGATTAACGGTTTCGCGCAATGCTGTGATACTGCTTTCAGTATTGCCGACCCGCGTTTTCAAGGCTTCCGTTGCGGCGGTTTGGGCGTTGATGGCTGTGACCCGCGCTTGTGTTTCGCGTGTGATGTTACCCTCAGCCGCAGATACACGACCTGCCAAAGTCTTACGCGCCGCAGCTTCCGCCCTATCGCCGTCTGCCCGTGCTTTCTTTTCGGTCTCCAAGCCTGCGGCGGTTGTGCCTTGCGCGGCTGTAACCGTTCTGATTTGCTGCGCCTGCTTATTGTTCACGCGCTCGACTACTGCAATCTTGCCCCCAATTTCGGCGGCTTTGGTTGTCAAATCATCAGCGGCTTTTTTCGCTGCGGCTTTTGCGTCTTCAGCGGCTCGTGCAACAACGGCACGCGCCTGCGCTTCGGCTGCGATTCGTGCGTTTACACTGCCTGCGCCATTGCCGTCAATCAATGCGATTTTGTTGCGCAAATCCTTATTCAGATTGCTTCCCTTCAAATTTGTGACTGATACATCGGCAACGGTAAAAGCAATACTGTTGCTGACGTGCATCCCGTCTTTACCGAAGCTATCATAACCGGCCGCGCGTAAATAATAGGTTTTACCCTGTTGTAAATCCTTTCCGTTGCATTTCGTGATGGAAATAAATGTTTCCGCGCCATCATAGGCTTTATTTGCGTCTGTTGTTGGGACAGCCTGATTTTCAGACACCCAAATAACAATGCCTGCGAAATCCTCTTCAGACGGCATGGCGCATTTGAAAAACGCCTGACGCAAACCGCTGTCAATCTCAATACCTTGCAATGGTTTGAGTTGCGGATTTTGTGCAGCCACTTGCGCCCAGTTGCCAGTTTTCCCAGTAACCGCGCGTCCTCGAACTTTAAAGACAACATCACGCACTTGACCGCCGTCAGCTTTCATGTCGGCTTGTGTGTAGGTGAATCCGTTGTCAACGATACCGCTCAAGCTTCGCAGTCGTTTTTGCGTATTGCCTGCATAGACTTCTACATCGTAGGTATCAGCACCGCCTAACTTATCCCAAGCAATAACGGCTTCTTTGCCGTATGCCCACGATGATGTCAGGCGTAGGTTTTGGATTTGACCAAGCGGCGCACCTTTGATGGTGTAGGAATACGCGGGCACTTCTGCCAAATCTTGAATACCGCCGCTGAAAACGTTGTACGAAACCAGTTTGACCCAAACCGTGCGACCAATCCAATTGCGCGGAACGGTGTATCTGAACAACGTATCATCAATGCGCGCAAACTGGCTGCCCGCCGCGTGTGCATTGATGGTAGAGCCATACGCGCCGCGCGTCAGGTTGCCCAATGTGTAGCGTCCCACGCCTTTCAGTTCGGCGTTGGCGTATGCCAGAAATTCGCCGTCAACGTAGCACAGCGTCAGCAAATCGCGGCTGTCCTGCTCCGTACCGCCCGTCAGTTGCCCCGCTGAAATTTCCACGCCCAATGTATTTGTGCGGTCAAAAACCGCGCCATTAGGCAAAGCGGCGGTCAGCGAACCGAAACGCGCCTTATGGTTGACCGCGCCGACACGGGTGTAGCTGTCGCCGTCTGTCGATACCCACACTTCAGCACCGCCCCACATATCGCCTCCGGCGGTTGCCAGCCAGATTTGCGGTTCGCCGCCCGTCAGTTGCAACGGTGCTTCGAAAATTACCGGCACATGGGCGTTGCCCGGCGAAACGTTGTAGTCAGCCGAATAACCCAAAGACGGCTGCGTCGGATATTCCGATACAGTGTAAACACCAACGGGGTAGTCTTCGGCCTTGACGGACAATACGCCCTCTTCATCCTCTTCAATTTCCGTGATTCGGACGGGCGTTTTATTCAAGCCAAGCCCTGCGTCAGTCAGGGTTACGATGTCCATCGGCTCAAGCAGGCAGTATTTCCAACCCAGCTTAAACTCATATTCGTTGCGGACGTACAGGGCGCGTTGCAGCAGTTGTTGTGCCACTTTTTGCGCCACCTTCGCATCGCAAATGCCGTGCATCTTGACCGCGTCTTTCGGGCGCAATCCGTACTGCTCGATATTCGCCTGGTCTTTCACTTCCGCGATGGCGACGTTGTAATCGTTGTTCCTGTCAAGGTACTCGACCTGAATCTGATTAAACGCATCAGCATTGGTTTTGCGCTCGACCTTTACAGGGTCTTGCGCACCCGAAACGATAAAATCATCATCGATCAGGTCATAGACGGCTTTGTTGTCGGCAACATACACCGCGCCGTTCCCCGAATAGCTGCCGTCCCCGTAGGGAATGATTTTCAGACGACCTTGCGAAAATACCGCCGCGCTGTTGGTCTGCTCGAGCAGTTCGGAAATATTCCGTTGCGCCTCTCCCTGTTCCGTGTAGGCAGGGCTTAGGAAAATCCCAACGGCGCGACAATAATTGCTGTATCGGTCGGTATCGCCGATGTTTTGGGACGGAAAACCGCAGCCGTAGCGTTGGTTCGTCAGCAAATCCAATACGATTTCGCGCGGGTTTGCATCGGGGATATTGCCGGAATAGCCCAATTTCCCGATGACCTCGAAATTGTGCTGATATATTTGCGCCGATTTCGTCAGTTCGTAGTTCGGGCTGCACAAATAAGCCGTGCCCGAATAATTCAAGGCTTGGTCTTGGTGCTTCGCCTGTTGCAGGTGCGTCCACAACGGCTGCTCATCGCCGCCGCGCATAAGCGTCAGGCGCAACTGTGCCAGCGAATCGAACTTTTCCTTATCACGCCAAATCCGCCCCACGCCCTGAATCTCGCCCTCGCACAAAGCAAGCATGACGGCGGCTTCGTAGGTATAGGAAATATCGACCTGTTTCACACCGCCGCCGCTCTTGCCGCCCTGACGCGTCGTGGTCTTATGCTCGATGGTAACGAAATCGCCGTACCACACCAAATTACCGGCCACACGCGTCCTGCCGTAGATGACGGGCAGGGTCAGCCCTTGTGATGACCGCTGAACCTGTAACGATAAGATACGCTCTTCCGCTGATGTAATAGTTGACGATTTACCACCCATAAAACCACCTCAAAACTTGCAAAAATTATCAAAATTGATATAATTTACTTATATCAAAACAGATATAAAATATGAAACCATTAAATTTTTTAGGCGATTCATTGGATTGCCTGCGGCAATTCCCTGAAAACGCCAAACAAGCGGCAGGTTATCAACTGCACCGCATCCAATGCGGCGGAATACCGGTCGATTTCAAACCCATGAACACCATCGGCAGCGGGGTAATGGAAATCCGCCTGAGGGAAGAAGGCGGCGCATACCGCGTTATCTATACAGCCAAAATTGCCGATGCCGTCTATGTACTGCACGCCTTCCAAAAGAAAAGCCGAAAAACCGCGCCCGCCGATTTGGAATTGGCGAAAAAACGTTACAACAAATTGATTCAGGAAAAGAAATAATGGAAAACCAAACCTTCGCCTCCGTATTTGACGCACTGTGCGACACGCCTGCCGAAGCCGCCAATATGCGGTTACGCGCCGACCTGATGATGCACATCGCCGATACCGTCCGCGAAAACGGTTGGACGCAAAAACAGGCCGCAGAACATTGCGGTCTGACCCAGCCGCGCATCAACGACCTGCTGAACGGGAAAATCGACAAATTTTCATTGGATGCGCTCGTGAACATCAATGCCGAACTTGGGCAGTGCATTTCCTTATCCTTCGCCCCCGCGTAAAGCATGCCCTTTCAGACGGCCGTAAAATCAAAATGAAAATGTAAAAAACCGAACCTCGCGCCCGATAAGTTCGGCTTGGTTGATGTCGTCCAACACCACGCCGCGCCCGATGTAGCTGTGAATAATCTTGCCGTCGCCTGCCAATATGCCGCCGTGCGAAAACGACCGCCCGAAACGCCATACTGCGATGTCGCCCGCCTTGGGCGATTCCGTCTCACGGCAAAATTGCGTGATGAACCCTAAATACCGCTCGGAATCGCGGTGCAAATGCCAATCTTGAGGGTAAGGGCGCGGGTCGAACCTTTCGGGAAGCAGCCCCACCGCTCCATAGACGGCGACCAGAATCATGGCGCAATCCACGCCCGCGCCTTTTACCATCGCATGATGATGGTAAGGCGTACCAAGCCATGACCGCGCCTCTTCGACGATTCGCGCTCTCAAATCCATTTCAGACGGCATATCACACCACCGTATCTGCCGAAGGGATGAAGGGGAAGCCGCGAAAATGCACGATGTTGTCAAACTTATCCTTGCAGGTATCGCGCCGCTTGTTGCAGCCCGGATAAACCTTGAACACATCGCCCGCTTGCGGCGGGAATGGCAGGCGCAGGGCAAACTCGAACGTATTGCCGCTATGCACCTTGACCGTCCTGCTCAAGCCCGCGTTTCGACCGCTCGTGAACTTAATCACACCCTGTGAGAACCACCCGTCAGGCTGCGTCAGATTGTGTTTCAGCACAGTTCCCGTTTGGCTGTTTTCGGTTACACGCCCGTTTACCGTGAATTTCTCACGGTTGACCTTGCAGCCGTCGTCATAAAGCGTCCTCATGCAGCCTGCCTGATAGATGTTGCGCGGGCTGGAAACGTTCAAAAGCTCGATGTCGGATTTCACATCGACTTTTACAGACGACCTGCTGCCCGATACGTCCGACACGCGCCCTGAAAAGATATTCACCGCACCGACAGGGCGAAGTTCGGCATCAAAAAACACACGGTCAATCTTGACCCGTGCGCCGTCCAATACGCCGCCTAGAGCAGCCTCCGCCCATTGCAAGCCCTCAAGCCTGTAATCGGGCGCGGCTGAAATCTGCAAGGTGTTGGAATCAACGTCCAATCCGACGGCGATACGGGTTGCCCCGCGCTTGATAATCAGCTTATGCGCTTCGTAGGTCTGACCGTCCCAAACGACGGGCATATCCGCGCCGGTATGTCGTAACACCTGACCGCCCGAAAGCGTAATGGTGTACAAATCCGCCATCTGAAACTCGTCGCTACCGTGTAGCAAGTCGATCAGTTCTTTTGTCGCCGTCTTCATAGTTTCACACTCGTCAACTCAATCTTCTTAGCTGCCCATAAGCTGCCCAAAACGTTTTCAAAATCCACCGTGTCAGACGTAAATCTCACACGGAAATAAAAGCCGCCCGTCCAAGTAATCAGGCTGTTCGGCGGTTGCGGCGTGTTGAAAACCAAAACGCCCTTGTCGGTAACGGTGTAATCGCGCCCATACGTCAGCGATACGCCGCCAACCTTGACGGATGGTCGTTCCTTGACCGCCAACACAGGCTCGATGAAACCGCCCATCGAACGGACAAGCTGATAACGCGTAACGCCCTGCACCGTGTTTCCGACAGGCTGGTCGGTTACAGCGTTGTCGGTCGGATCTTCGTAAAGGAAACTTTCAAAGCTGCCTTTGCGTGCATTGAAGAATCCCGCCAACTGCTCCAACTCGTTCACGGATGCTTTTGTCCGCAATACCTCGAACGACAGCGAAAACCGCCATTGCGGGTAGGTGTAATAGGCGGTTCGAAATTCACGACCGCTTGCCGATTTCTGTGTCCCGGTACTCCATACCGCCGTTTTTTTCCGCCCCCACTTCAAGCCGGGAAACGTGGGGAAAATCGCATTACCCATCAGATGATTCCTTTCGCTTTCAGCAGGGCATTAAATTCATCTTCAGACAGTTCGTTACCGCCAAGCATACCGATGGCTTCGGCTTCGTCCGCTTCGCTTTGTACGATGCCCGATGACGGCTTGATGCCCATATACGAGGCAACCAAGATATGAACGGGCGGATGTTCGCGCCAATACTCGTTCAGGTGTTTGATACGCGGCAAATCCAAGTTGTCGGCGACATAGTCCCACGTCCAGCCGGTAGAGGCGCAGACGTGGGCAATCATCGCGCCGAAACTTAATCTGCCGCCTGAGCTTCCCCCGTTTGTGCGGCTTCCTGCTCCTTGCGTTTCAAGCCGGAAACGTCCATCACGGCGGCAAATACTTCATTCATATTGCCGATGTCGATTAAGTCGGCGACTTCTTCGCGCGTTAAATTCGGATAATTGCGCTTCAGGGCGGCGTGGGCGCAATCGATAACGGTAGAGATTTGTTTGGCATCCGTTGCGTTGCCGTCAAATGTGCCAATGCGCTCCTGCAACTGCTCCAACGCACCCAACGCAATCGGCGGAATCACATAATCCACGCCGTTCAGTTCGACGGTTACACCTTTAATTCGTACGGTCATTTTGCTTCCTTTTTTTGGGTAAATGAAAAAAGGCCGTCATTTTCAGACGGCCTGCATTATTACTCTTGAATCCACAACGTACCGACTTTAAAGCCTGCTTCATCGGTTGAGGCAGTGAAGTCAATTTCAGGCACGGAGAAGTCATCGTTTTTGGTTGAGAACAAGCCCAATTTGCCACTGGTTACGCTTTCCAGTTCCAACAAGGCTTTTTTGCCTTTAAACTGCGTCAGGTATTTCAGTTTAAAGGTCGGCGTGTTACCCATCGCCATATTAGACAGCTCAATTTTCTTGGCTGACGGCATGGTTTGCGTGTAGGTAAAGCTTGGGAATACTGTTTTGCCTTTGGCGCTCTCGTGGAACGTGTAACGGCCGGTCGCGGATACCATGTACTGACCCGCTGTCGGATTGCTGGCTACTTTGATATAAGCCGTGCCGTTCTCATTCATCACGCCAGCATCTTCAACAAATCGGCCGCCATTTGGAGCAGTCACTTGGACAGTGTACGCACCTGAAGCAGGCACGGCTTTGCCAGTGGTATCAGCAAACAGGGCTTTCATCGTTCCGGTTGTAAACTCAGCACCGAAGAACAAAGTATTCAGTGTCAAGCCGTTAATCAACGCGCCTTTGAACTTACCTGAAACTTTGACCTTGCCTTGAGCAACAGCCAGCGCAAAGCGGTTTTGACCGTAAAACTCTTTAAGTTCTGCCGACAAATCGACAGACATCTCCTGCAAGCCCATGATTCGCACGGGCGTTGCATTCTGTACACGGTTGCCGTAGGCATCCGTAATCATTTGCGCGAACACCTCGCCCGCGCCGAAAGTCAGTTGCATGACGTTTCCTTTCAAAAAAAGCCGCATTACGCGGCGCAAATCACAATCGGAATAATACAAACCGCCTGTTCGCCAAGCGTTCCCTCGTCTGTTTCCACCGTACCCTCGACGCGGCAATACTCAATATCCGCGCCGTCTGCCGTCAAATCCGTCTTGCCTGTAACAGGGTGGACAGCGTTCACGGCATTGCACACCGCGTCAATCAGCGGATTCATAATGGGCGCGGGCGGTTCGCCTGCCGTCTGAACGTACAGGTAAACATCGACGCGCAAAATCCACTTGGTTTCCTGCCCCGTCAATGTCAACGCCTGCATATCGCCCTGTGCCATAAATAACGCAGGCTGGTCGTAGCGTTTCACATCGTTCCAGTGCAGTAATTTACGGCTCTTGGTAACAAAACCGCCTAATGCGTCCAGTTTCGACCAAAGCGCGGAATAAACCGCCTCACGATTCATTTCAGCACCTTTCTAATCGATTTCTGCAGGTCATCCGCGAACTTCGGCGTCAAATCGCGCAATGCCGAACGAAGGAACGACCGCTCCGGCAACTTCACATCACGGGTATGGGCGCGGACGTGAACATATCGCGGCGATTTCAGCGGCCTTCCGAACGCCTGTTTGACCTGACGCAGCGAAGCCTTCACATTGACATTGCCCGCGAAACCATACTCATGCGCGATGCCGTAACGGACGTTCGTGTTGACTTCGCCCGAAACAACATTGCCGGAAACGTTCACGCGCTGGTGTATGGAGCGTCTCAGGTTGTCCGTCCTTACCCTCAACACCTGACCCGATAACCGGTTCAGCATAACTTCGCTTTGCAGGCGCAATGCCGACCTGCCCACTGATTTGACGACCGCATCTTGAACATCGGCGGCGTATGCCTTAAAGACCGCTGCCAGAATATCGCCGCCGATAAATTCAATCTTGACCATCAAACCCCCTTACGCCGGTACTCCCTTAACATAGAGAACGCAGACGGCGGCATACCGCCCGTTTCGGGTAATGCCGAAAACGATACGCTCTCACCCGCCAAGGTTTTACTTTGCGCGCCCCTGTTCTCGATTTCGTTCACGCGTTGCATAGCGATAATCATCACGGCTTCGCGTATATCGGCGGGTATGTACTCATAGCCCGCGCGGTACGATACCTCGACATTTTTCAGCCCACGTGTGAAACCTTCGGGGCGCATCAGCAGCCAATTGGCGAAATCCCAGCCGCCGACATCCGCGCCGTTGATTTTGACGGACGACACCGACAGGACGGGATAATTGTCCAACACGATGCGGTCTTTGCCGTTGCCGTCGTACCGCTCGACATAATCGGCAGCCCAAAGACTGCGACCGATATAGGCTTCCACCGCCGCCGACACGCCGTCAATGACGCTCAGAAAGAAATCGTCCCTGCGGTCATGTTCAACGCCGATACGCTGCTTGAACTCCTCAAGCGATACCAGGGCGGCCATCGTTATTCAGCCTTTTCAGCTTCTGCTTCGGCAGGTTCGGCTTGTTCTACCGGCTGTTCGGTTTTAGGTTTGCGTCCGCGCTTGGCTTCTTCAGGCTCTTCGGCAGGCTCGGCGGCAACATTGCCAAAACCGAACTGATACAGAAATTCCGCCGCCTCTGACGGCACTTCCACGATACCGTTTTCATCTACCGCGTAGCTTTGGCTGCCGAAGGAAACGTCGGTAAAGCCTTCGGGTGCTTTTAATCTGACTGTCATCTCAAAATCTCCAAAAGAAAAAGCCGTCTGAAAATCAGACGGCATATCGGCTTAACCCGCGTTGGTAATCATACCGAAGGCAGGCATAAACATACCTTGCAACACTTCGTCTGCGTAAACGCCATATTCATACATACGGGTACGCAGCGGCCATTCGATTTGATAATACTCTTGGCGCGTACGCACTTGCAGCAGATTGCCGATGCCCTGAACGTAGGCAGGCAGACGGCTTGAGTAGAACAGGTAAGTACCGGCAGGCAAGTTTGGATGAACAACGATGTTCAGGTCGTCGCCTGTAATCTTGTTCATATACGAACCGACAACGACACCGGCGCGGATGTTCGCCGTATTGTTCACGTCAACGTTCAATTTAATCATCGGCGCACCGTTGCTACCGATAATCAACTTGGTCAGTGCCGCCAAATCACGGGCGTTGACGTAGATGGTATCGGGGGACAGGCGGTATCGGGTAAAGAAATGCGCGAACGCTTCTTCAAATTCATACACGCCGCCCGCGTTGTCGGAAGTCAAACCGTTGCCTTTGTTGTCCGCCCAATACGCGCCGGAATCAGGCAGTGCAATTTGGGTCAACAGGCCGTCAAATTCCAAAATGGAAGTGGAATTGTCTTCAGACGGCAAAGAAGCGGCGGTTTGAGTGCCTTCAGCGTCAGCCAAAATATCCACTTTCGCAGAAGTAGTGACCGCGCCCAGTTTTTCAGAACCGGCAGCACCCCAGAACCAAGCGTAAGCAACCGCGCCGCGAACGGCTGGAACCATAGCAGTTACTTTCTTGCCTGTCGCAATACCGGAAACAGAAGCGGCCGCAGATTTTTGAGCAGAACCACCGCCGAAAGTATCGGTAGAACCGTCCGCGTTTTGGCGTGTGATTTTGGCAGGGACTTGGGCAGTTTTGATGTTCAGGCTTTGACCGATTGCACCGTTGTTCGCGCCTGCAACGTCCCAATATGCCTGCAAGCTCAAAGCCACGCAGATTACAGACAAGGTGTTGCCGCTGATTTTACCCGTCGCGTCATTCGAAACGGCAGCGGTCGGAGTAGGTGTAACGCCTGATTTCAAGCTGGTATTACCGCCCAACAAAATCATTTCTTCGGCAATCATGGTAGCCTGCAAGGTTTGGGCAACCGCCAACGCTCTCACGTCCTCGAAGCCACGCGCTGCGTAGTCAGCTTCAAAGGTTACTTGGTTTTCCAAGCCGATGGCGCGGAATCGCGCGTTACGTTCAACAATTTCGTGATTGATAACGCCACCGCGTTTACCTTCGCTGATGCCGGCGCGTTGATTGCCGACGTTGATATTCGTGATCGCCTTCCAGTTTGAGTCGATGGCGCGACCGCCGCCCACGCGGGGGATACGGTTACGCAACGGGGTCAATACCGGATAGAGCTTTTGAGACGGCGCGGACAGGTCGTAGATTTGCAGGCCAGTAGTAGGACTGGTAGGTTGGGTGTAACCTTTGTTCAACGGCTCGCCGTTTGCTTGTGCTGACTTCATCAGCTCAATTGTTTCTTGTGTGAGTTGATTCACGTTCATTTATCGCTCCTGATAATAAAAAAACCGCCTGTAAGCGGTGTTACAGACGGCCTGTTTGTGCTGCTTTAATGAGTGTTGCCACATCATCAAGCGAACCGTCATTCTTTACAATCGGCTGAAAACCTTTTAATGGGTCTTCGCCGTTGTCTTCTGCCTTGCCGATGGCTTTCGTACTGCCTTTCGGCGGTGCTGCCTGTTTCTTCAAGCTCTCGATTTCCGCCTGTGCTTTAGCAAGGGCATCATTCGATTTCTTCAGCGCGTCTTGCGCTTTTGCCAGTTCGTCAGCCGATTCCGCTTTGGCAATATCGTCTGATTTGTCGGCTTTGGCTGCCAAACCATCGACCAGCTTATCGGCTTCGCTTGCCGCCAACGCTTTCAGCGATTCGGCGAGGCTGGCTGCTGATTCTTTGATTTGCGCGATAACGGCTTCATCGATGTCAACATAGACAGCGTCATCAACCAGCCATTTCAGCGACATCAATACATCAGCCAGTGATTTGACTTGGTACATTGATTTGGCGACCGGCTCGTCTTTCGGCTTGTCTGCTTTAGCCAAAACTGCTTTCAAGATGGCGATTTCAGATTCGGACAAATTCACGCTTGCCGATTTTTCGGCTTCGTCCTCCTTGTCTTCTTTATCGTCTTTCTTGTCGCCGTCTGCCTTTTCAGCATCATCGGCTGGCGTTTCATCGGTTTTATCGGCTGACTTGTCGTCTTCATCTTTATCCGCCTCTTCATCGGCTTTCGGCTTGTCCGCTTTAAAGCAGGTAAACACCGCGTCAGGATTGGCAGGGCGGTCAACAAGGCTGATTTCTGTCAGCTTCAAGCCCGTGATTTGCGACTTGTTCAAATCATCGCGGGCGGTAACGCTGCCGCCGATGGAAAAGCCTTTGTAAACGCCTGTCTTAACTTTCGTAACCGCAATAGGGTCAACGATATGCGCGCCAAAAAATGTGCGCCCGTCGTCTTCTACGTTGATTTCAATCGCCGTTCCCGCTGCGTTTGAGCCGTGCATTTCACGCACCGCGCCAAACTTCATATAATCGGGAATCGCCGCCTTCATTGCTTCCGCCGCGATAACTTCGCCGTCCGAATCGACCGCTTCGCTCGAGGCATAACCCCAAACTTTGACCGTGCCGTCGTCCTGCGCCTCCATCTTGGCGATTTCCGCGTATAACTTCGTCATTGATTTGCTCCAAAAAAAAGCCGCCCCACGAAGAGGCGGCAAAACACACCCACTTTACCCAAAGGAATCAAGATTCAGGCATATCCTCTGCCAAAACAGGCACAACCGCGCATCGGCAGTTCGGATGCCCCGGTATCGTCAACGCACCGTGAGAGAAAGGCTCGTGCAAACCGATTACGCCCATCTCGCCGTTGGCATTGCAGACATCAGACACCTTGTCGTCTTTTGCGGTTATCCACTGCTTACCGGCAACCAGTCCCGTTTCTTCCCAGCCTATCAGGTTGCCCATACCGTCCGCCATCGCCGTTTCCGTTCGGGCAATGGTTCGGGCGCGGGCATTGCTGAAAGCGTGAGATTCTTTCAGACGGCCTGCCAATTCCTGCACACTGTCGCCGTTTCGCATGGCTTCAACCACTTGGCCGCGTATCATTTCGCGCGTTCCCTCTGTGATTTGCCACTCGGCGGCAGGATTTTGGATAAGCTCGCCGCCCACCCGCTTCATGCCGACCATTTCGGCGGCGCGTTCATGCGCCCACTTGACGGCGCGACTGCGAATGTTCGTAACCATACCGACGGCAGGTTCAGGCATGACACGCAACAAGGCGGCAACCGCCCCATCTTCTGCAACACGCCTGATTATCGGCTCGACTACATCGGACAATCCCGACCAATCGCCAAAATTCAAGCCGTTTGCAACAACCCCTGCCGCGCGGCTCAATTCCGCCGCCAAATCCTCAGCCTGCCAATCGACGGCCGCACTATCAATCAGTGCCGCGATTTGTTCAGCCAAGCCGTCAATGCGTGTCAGCAAATAAGCCTCAATAAGCGCGGCAGATTCGTCTTCGCTCATCGGGCTTTCCGACTTTCCCAGCTTTTCAGCCTCTTGGTTCGGCTGCTTTTCAGGCTTCCAATCGTCTTGCCGATTCGGTTCAGGCTCCTCCTGATCCGGTAATGGCTCTTTACCCAGTTCGGCGCGGATTTCATCAGCGGTCAAGATGCCTGCGTTTTTATAAATGGCGTAGATTTCCGCCTGTTCTTTCGGGTTGAGTGATTCCTCTTCCTTCCAGACAAACTCATACGCCGCCATATTCATGTATCGGGCAAGCACATCATCAATCAGGGCTTTTACCCAGTTTTTCAGGCTGCTCATGCCGTCTGAAAGCGACTGCTCACGGCTCGTCTCTGCCACGCTTCGGTTTACCTGCGCCACGAACGGCGTAGGCTCGACACTAAACGCAAAGCAGACGACACGCGCCAGCCATTCGTCGTAAACGTCCTTAAGCGGCGGCTGCTTCGTCTCTTTGAAGTTTCTAGCCAACTCACCCGGAACATAACGCAGCTTGCGCCGCTCCGCCGTCTCGCCTGACAACAGCAAATCAAAGTATTCTTGGAAGCGTTTAATATCTTCCATCGCCCACGTTTCAGGCACGCCGATCAAAGCATCGGGAACACTGCCCGCCGTGTAATATTCAAGCGCGTGAATCTGCCGTTTTAAGGCAATATTCACGGTCATGATGATTTGCTCGACAGGTGAATAGCCATAAACCTTGTAACTTCGGTTATTTCGTGAGCGGTAAATCAATTCGTCCGCCGTATAGTCAACTGCCGCCATGCCGTGCAAGATTTGCTGATAAGCTGTATCAGGCGGCAATGGCAGACGGCCTGTATTGTCCAGTACGCGTTTAATCGTCGCACCGTCTATCACTTCAAGGGCGTACAAGTCGCCGCCCAGTGTTTTACGCGGGTAGATACACGGCGCGTCAATAACAAACAGGTCTTCCAGCAAGATGCGCAACCAATCAGCCCATGTGTGCTCTTTGTCAGGCGACTGGAAGAACGCAATGGCTTCATCGACCTTTCTGTCTTTACGCTGCGATTCATTATTTGCCGTTGACGCAATATCACGCTTTTGGATTGTCCATTGCAAACACTCCATTTGGTCTTTACGCGTCTCGATAACCAAACGCAGCACATCGTAGTTATCGGCAAGGGCGCGTAATTGTGCAAAGCCTACCGCTTCACGTTCGCGCGGTCTGGAATGCCCGACGTTGTAGAACGGCTCGTAATCAAACCGCCGCCCCTCTGCCTGCTGCGCGACAGGGGCTAAAGGCTCGCCCGCGTCAAACCACCCGTCCGCATTGCCGGTAAAGGCGTAACGGACACCGGCAGCCACACGGGCAATAAAACCTTGTGATAAAGGTGTCTTTTTACTCATTTCATAGCCTCAACCTGCGATTGCAGGAAATCAATCATGCCCGTTCGGGTATCCAGTAGCTCGCCAAACGCACGGCTCAAACAGTCGATTTGGTCGTCATGCTGACCGTTTGGGAACATCCGCATTTCCGCAATCAGCGCGTCTGTGCCCCATGTGCCGTCATCCAACACCATCACATTGCCGATGTTGACCTGTGCCGCGAACGGTTCGGCGCGTGTAACCTTGTCGCCCGATTCAGGACTGGCAGATACAGAAAAACCCGCCAACTGGCGGGTTAGATACAGGGTTTGCGATTTACCAGCCTGCCCGGGGTCTTGTGGGATGGATATTTTCGTTTTCACGCCGTCTTTTTGCGCCGTGTTGCGCAATATCCTGTCCCTTTCATCCGCGCCGTACTGACCGCGCACGATATTAGCGATGATGTACCGACCGTCTTCTGTAACGCCAAGCCTGCCGCCTGCCGTGTAGTCGCCGTCGTTTGCGGTTGAAGCCAAGTCCCACGCGCGTACCCATCTGATATTCCCGGCAGGCAACGCCTTAACAAATTGCAGGTTGTCAGGCTTGAACGTACCGCCGTCAGGCGGCGCAGGTTTTTGCAAATACTGCCCGGCAAACACATACGGCGCGGCTTGTTCCATACGGTGCAATGTTTCAATATCATGCTTTTCAGGCCACAACGCTGTGCCGTCGTCTTGAATAGCAGGTAGGCACAAATGCTCCCACTCTTCGCCGTTGCCGCCGTCAAGCAGCCAGCCCGCCAAGTCTTTCTCGTGCAGGCGTTGCATAATCAGAATAATCGGCGTGTCAGGGCTATTCTTCCGAGATTCGACCGTGTTTTGAAACCAGTCAATGACGTTCTGCCGCCTGACCTCGCTTCGCGCTTCATCAGCTTTGTGCGGATCGTCAATGATGATGCAGCCGCCGAATCCCTCCCGATGCTTGCCTGCACCGAAACCCGTAATCGTACCGCCCGCACCTGTTGCGTACATCACGCCGCCTGCAGTCGTCTTCCAGTGATGGCTGCTCTCGCTTGCAAGCTCCACGCCGGGGAAAATCGCCCGATACGCTTCATGCTGGACAAGGTTTCTAATCTGCACGGAGTTATTGACCGCCAACGTAGCCGAATAGCTCGCATGAATAAACTCGCAATCAGGTACACGCCCCATCGCCCACGCGATAAAGTTCACAACCGCGATTTCCGTTTTCGAGTAGCGCGGCGGAATGTTTATAATCAGGCGTTTTGTTTCGCCGTTGAAAACACGCATCAGCGCGGCGCAAATCAGTTCATGATGCTTCGCCTGCGTCCAGTGGTACCCTCGTCGCTCACGGAACATCCACCGTGTGAACGTGTACAAATCGAGCGAGCTTAAATTACGAATGACCGATATTTGTACTTCGTCGAATTGCTCCAATGCCATTTTATTTCAAATTCCTTTGAAGATTAATCAAAAAATGGCATTTTAACCGTCTAAAAGATTGGCATTTTGTGCTAAATCTTCCGCAAAACGTCTTCGGCTATCTTTCTGTACTCTTCAGCATCAAGGCGTACCGCCGGCGTCATACTGCCATCGCTTGATTTAACGTCAAGCTCTGATTTGTCGCTCCACTTCCCGCGTTGTCGGTTTTTTAGCCAAAAAATCGCGGCTGGGGTATCAGGCGGGTAGTATTTCGTCAGCGGGGTTTGGATAATTTCGCCGCCAACTACCCGAATATCTACGTCAGGGGCTTCATATCCCATTGCACGCTGATACAGGCGGTCAGCGACATTTGCATCCGCCAACATCTTGCCCTTTTTTATGGACTCCAAAAACTCGGGAAATTCGTTCTTCCAATTATTAATCGTTGATACTTCAACATTAAAAAAATCAGCCATATCGGTATCTATTGCGCCAAGCAAGCATAATTTATAGGCTTGTTCAGCATATTCTGGCTTGTATTTTGTCGGACGCCCGATAGGGCGTTTTTCTTTCTCGCTCATATCGAACCTCACAGAAAAAAGAAAGCCGCCTGATTCTGAAGTTAATCAGAATTAGACGGCAAACACACACTCACCACATAGGAAAAATGGAACGCCGCTACCTGTACAGGCAGAAGCTCAAATTCGGACAGCCTAAAACGCAAAAACCCGCACATTATTATGTACGGGCTTAAAAATTCATATCCTTCGGGCGTGCGAAAAGCCCCGCAAGGGTAACGATTTGAATTATACACCTATTGCTGGAAAAAGCAACAGGCCGTCTGAAGATTCAGACGGCATTTGTATTCCCTACTGCATCAAACCGCCGACAGGTTGCGGATTTCGGGCAGTATCGGGCGTATTTTTGCCGCGTGTTCCGCGTCGGCGTGTGCGCTTAGGGCCTCGAGGGCGTTTGCAGCGGCTTTGAGGCGGCTGCGCGTTTCCGCCCAGACCGTCCACATCGTTACCGCCTGTTTGCAGCCGAGCTGCTTCAGCGGCAGGGAAACGTCTCTGCCCATTTGGATGGCCCACGCGCCGTAGCTGACGGCGACGGCGAGGTCGTACAGGGCGTTGCTGCTTATGGGCAGGGCAGGTTGCGGTGCGGGCAATGGTTCGCGGTCGAGGACTTCGCCGTACAGCACGCCGTTTTCAACTGCCACGCGGCCCATCACGCTTAAAACTTCGGGGAACTGTTCGGCAGGTACTTCTTTGTAGCTGCATCCGAACTTGCTTTTGACGGCAGACCAAAGGGTAATGGCGATACGCGCCTGCGCTTCTTTGGGTGCGGATTTGGTCAGGGCGTTGTGCAGTTTTTTGACGGCTTCGATTTGTTCGCCGGTCAAGCCGTCCGGAAGGGCGCGGGTGGGTTTGGGGGTAACTGTTTTTATGCCGTCTGAAATTTTGCCGTTAAGTAAAATTTCAATCTGCTCATCGCACCAAACCGCAAATTTCGGATTAAGCCAACGGGCAAAGTGAATAGCGAGTTTGGGATGCAGCCATGTGCCTTGCTCACTGCCACCACGCTTCACGATAACTATTTGATTTGCTTCCGTTAGGATTTTTCTCCTAACGCTTAAATTCTCAGCAAGTGCAGAGATATATTGTTGAGTTTGTTCACTTTTTAGGTAGTCTTTAGGTAACTTGCCAAAGTGAGATGCAATGGCGGTTGCATTTAAAAAACCGTCTTGACGGAAAGATACAGGGGTGTTACCAAAATTGAGAACAGATACGTTCATGATAGTTTCCTAGTTTAGTTTCGAAAGACCCAAATGGGTGGTCGGGAGGTTCGAAAACCTACTAGAAAAGGCCGGCGTTATTCCCCTTGCGGGTATTGTATTCCGCACCCTCCCGACCATAGGAAACTAGTTCGGATATATCGAAACAAACAACCAAACAAGAAAACTTATGGACGTAAAAAATTCACGCTGACGGGGTAAATGCCGTTCTAGTAGAGGTTTTCGACGCCTCGTGTTTCGTAATATATCCAATCTTTCTATTTTCTGCAAGCATAAAAAAGCCGCCATGTGGCGGATAGGGTCGCGGTCTTCAACAGCATGTAGGATTTAGGAATGCCCAAATTGGGCGCAGGGGTGTTGAAAACACGCAAACAGGCGCGCCGCCAGCCTTACGGGTAGGCGCACCCCCACATAGGAGTAAATCGATTTGATACGTATAGACGTAAAAAATTCCACTCTATCGTGTTGGATATACGCTGTTTGTCAGGTGTTTTCAAGCACCGTGGGAAATATTATATAGAGTTATGGAAATGTGTCAAGAGAATTAGCCCAAATGGGCGGACGCGCGGTTAAGAACCCACATAGGAGGGCGGACTTATTCCCCTCTCGGGTCTTGTATTCGTCGCCCACGCGGTCATAGAAACTTCCTGCTATCGAAACAAACAACAAGGAAAGAAAACTATAGACATGAAAAAATCACTTTGACGGAGTGATTGCCGCTGTTGATGTGGTTCTTACGCCACGAACAGGAATATAAAACAAAACCCCCTGCATATGCAAGGGGTTTTGTTACCTTATTTGGGTTTGCGTTTAAAATTCTCGTCATCACAGCAGAATCGGTAAGAATCAATAACCAGCCAAACAACACGAAGCAGGTTTTCAGGCGTATCAATAATAACTTGATTGCCTGACACCTCAAGTCCGCATCGTTCGATATTCGAAATATCCGACTCTTCCAATTCGATAGGGAAGATTACAGACGGCCTTTGTTTGTTGTCAAAATACCGTAATATCCATCTGTTACTTTTACCATCAACCAATACACTGAAATAGCTTTCCGTATCCTTTGCCTCAATACTCGCATCATCAGGAAGAATTGATTTAACCAAATCAAACAACCTTCTTTCTGAATAAGTGGTAACGATTTTATTGTTTTCGGGGTCGATAATCGGCGCGGTCGGGTCTTCCTGCTCCTTCTCAACAGGGGCGGCCTCCTCCTGCACTTTCGGCGCACTCAGCCCCGACACAACCATTGAACTAACCGTATTTTGAACAGCCTGTTTGACGATATGACGGATGCTTTCCAAATATCGTTGGGTAAACTGCCGTTGAATATTCGCCCTTCCCGCCACATAACGGACGAAATCCAAATCCACCTCTTTCAAGCTTTCTGTAATTGATTCTGTAAATGCCGTCAGGTATATGCTTTCTTCCGCAAGGCTTCGCAATGCATCAGGTTGAAACTTGTCGTGCCTGAACTGATACAGTTGCGCCATATCATTTTCATTCAACATCGTAACATCAACGGTCAAAAACGGCTCCGAATCCATAATGTTCTTGTTGGACAAATCGGTAAAAAATCGCCATTCCCGGCCGTTGGTAATCGCGCAAATGGCTATTTCAGGCGTGGCATTGAAGTAACGCGACAACTGCGGACAATGATTGGACAAATTCTCACTATATGATTTTGCTTCGATAAACATAACCGGTGCGCCATTGCAAAACAATGCGTAATCGACCCGCTCCCCTGATTTTGCACCCGGGAAATCCGCCTGATATTCCGCCCGAACCTTATTCGGATCGAATGCCGAAAAACCTAAAATATCCAATAAAGGCAAAATCAAAGCCTGTTTTGTTGTCTCCTCGGTAGTACAGATATGTGCAACCTTCTTGACATGTTCCGCATGGGAAGCAATCCGTTCTTTAAATACCGCACTTACAGCCGCCGCATTCATGTTAATCTCCTTGGTTAAATTTGATTGGGCAAATTCCCACCCCATTAAGAAGTGTTAATTTTCGCAATCATAGCGCAACCGAAAAGAAAATCAAATCTTCTCAAACAGCAAATCAAAATCATCCCCTGCCGCCTGCCGTATCGCCCCGTACCACGCGGCCAAGCCCAAATCTGTCTGCGAATGCAGGAGCTGCTCGCCGCGCCGCCTGATTTCAGCCTGCAAACGTTCCTCGTAGGCTGCCTGCGACTTCGCACCGATGCCGAACGAAATACGGACGGCCTCTTGTTGCGGCGCATCCACCTTCGCCCATGCCTGCAGAGTCAGAAACATGGCATCTTCGCCGTATCTCAAGCCGATTTCAGGCTTATGCGGGTAAACTTCCTCCCCCATATAGCGGCCTTCGATACTCAAACATCTATTTAGGCTGCGCGTATCACGGTAACGACGCTCAAAAGCACGCGCCAAGTCGTTCATAAATTCAAATTCTTGTTGATTCATAGCTTGATTAACCCTTTTTCATGCAACAAAACCAAAGTCCGCACAATCCGCCAAGCGGTTCTATACATCAAAACTCCCAAATGATTCCAAACTCTATTGCCGCCCACGATTGCAGGCGGTTTTGATAATCTGTCATCTCAGCCGTATTAAGCGTAGTCGTGCTTATCGGCATTTTGACTTCCGTGCCGTCCGGCATGGCTTTAATATCAAAGCCCAGCAACACGCCTTTGCAATATTCGTGCCACGTTTCCGCACTGTACCGCCTGCCGCCCGACCACGCTTTGTCTGCCAGTTCGCCGTAGATTTTCCATAATCGGCGGTTTTGTTCGACGCTTCGCTTGAATTTGCGCGGGCGGATTGTGATTTCAAGATTGCCGTTTTCAAACCACCCGTTCAGGTTGTCCCAAATCAGGCGCATGACTTCCTTTTTGTTTTCGGGCGTCAGCGTGAATTTTGCTTCATTCATTTCAAACGGCCTTTCACGCTGACAATCCCCAATGCTTCAAGGCGGCGTATCGTGCGGAATTGGGAGCGGCGCATATAAAACTCTTTGTCTTCGCGGCTCAAATGCCCGCTTCTGCCGTCGATCGCGTCGTGGCAGCAACGACACCCGAAACCCGCGCTCAAGTCGTCGCTTTTCAATCCCATCCCGTGCGTCTCGCTCGGAAAATGGCACAACACGACCGTTTCAGGGTTGTGATTGCACACGCCCGCGATATTCAGCGTGCATTGCTCGCCTTTGGCGGCTTTTCTGATTGCGCTCATTCCAACTCCTCTATCTCCACCGCCAAACCGCCGCCTGCTACCGGCTCGTCGGCGTATTCCGCACCAATGCGCCGCACCTGCCTGTCGTTGTGATAGGCAATGCCTTGAAGCGCGTCCAGCGCAACCTTTAGGGCGTTGTCCAAATCGATAACCGTCTTGTTTGCACTGCCGTCTTTGTTGGCTTTGGGAATCAGCCGCAGGCGCACCGCCACACTGCCTTCAGACGGCATCGCGCCCGCCTCTTGCGCGATACGGCGGACGGTTTTTTTATACGCCGCCGCCTCCGCGCTCCTGACCGCCCTGTTGCGCCAAATCCGCCAATATCGGTTTGCCGATACGGGGTAAGGCAGGATAAGGCGCATCACGCGCATTCTCTTGCCGGGCTTGGATTTGTCCACAAGCCGATGCCCAATATCGGGCAGGCGGCGTGTGCGAGGGCAACCGCGTCGCGGATGCTCGCAGGGCGGGACGAAAATTCGATTTTTTCCGCCGCGCGTCTTTCTGCCTGCTTTTGATTGGTTTCCTTGTTTCGGCAGGTTTTGCACGATTTGTAATAGCTCCGGTTCGGGTTTCTTCGGTTGGCAATATGAAACCCCTCCAGCGGCTTGGTTTCGCCGCAGGTCTTACAGGTGCGCATTTCTTCCGCCATTTTGATTTTTCCTTTTATTTCAGTTGTTTAATATCTGAAGTCGTCGAAGTCGTCTTCGTCTTTGCCGTCGCGCTTGCGGCGCAAAACCGCATCGGCGGCTTCCACCAGCAGCCATATCGCCAAAATCGCCGCGCCGCCGAACGACAGCGCGATGATGATGCTTAAAAGGGTATCCATTGTTTTATTTCCTTTCGGTCGGTTTTATGGGTCGGGGTCGGATTCCCGCCGCTTTCGTCATTCCGCCGCTTCCGTCATTCCGCCGCTTTCCGTCATTCCCACCGCTTTCGTCATTCCCACGAAAGTGGGAATCTAGAACCCCAAACGCGGCAGGAATTTATCGGAAACGACTGAAACCGAACGGACTGGATTCCCGCCTGCGCGGGAATGACGGCGGCGGCGGGGTTCCGGATTCCCGCTTTCGCGGGAATGACGGCGGCAGGGGTTTCGGGATTCCCGCCTGCGCGGGAATGACGAAAGCGTCGGGAATGACGGCGGTCGGGTTGGCGGGCTAAATGCCGCCGCGCTCCGTTTCAGACGGCATCGGGTTTTCAGACGGCATTTTGTCCAGCAGGGTTCTGACGCAGGCGATTGCCCAGCTGATATTGTCTTCGTTGTACTCTGCCGCCGCGTACAGGATTGCGTCCAGTGCCTGCCCAGTATCGGTATCGGTACCGGTATCGAATCCGCACGATTCCAGCTTTTGGGACAGCTTGAAATAACGATTGTTTTTCAGCTTTTTAAACTTCGGCTCGTCTTTGCGCTGCCGTCTCAAGTGCCACAAGGCTTTTTCCAAGTCCTCGCGCCCACCGTCTTCTTTGTGCAGGAAAATATATTTAAACGCGCTGCCCAAGTGGAAATTGAGATGTTGCGTAAAATCGTTACACGACAAATCGAGGGCGCGGTAGCGGTTGGGGTTTTCAGTTTTCGGGGTTGGGGTTGTCATTTCATATTTCCTCGTTAAAAGTGACTGACAATGTGTTTTATTAAATCTTCAGGGATGGATGACCGCACGATATGACGGCTTCCTTTCCATACGTGAAATGCAAATTTCGCGCGTTTTACCTGTTTTAAATTCATCGCCAAACTTGAAGCAAAGCCAGTTCTTTTAAGCGGGAAAGCATCGCTATATGCGGCATAGCAGGCTACGTTCTTAACAAAACTCAATCCCTCGCGCGCCAACTTGTCAAAAATCATTGATGATTGAGGATTCTCGATAACAAAAGGGATGCCCAAAGCCTTGACCAATTCAGCCGTGAACAACGCTGTTAAATCGCCGTTCACGCCCTTTCTCAAATATTTGGAATAAACAGCAGGAATTTCAGGTGCGTTACGCTCAACCAACTTACGGATTGCCACATACGGGTTTTTTTTCCAGTTTTGGAAAGTTCGTAATGACAGGCTGTCTTTATCTCGATACGCGTTTCCGTTATCGCCTGCGGTTGAGAAGCTCCAAGATTCGCACGGCGGACTTGCCATCAATAAATCGAACGGCTCTTTTTTGTGCATATCGACCAGCTTTTTAACATTCTTCAAGTCTGACAAATCCATCACAATATCGGCGTTCCCAATCCCTACCGACACTACATCATGCTCAGGCAGTGCCTTTTTTACGCTTCCGTTCCCGTCGTCAAATAAAGCTAAAATTCTCATTTCTTCATTTCCTTTTGTCGCGCCATTCTTCAAATTTGCGTTTTAACGCGTTTTTAAGTCTCGGGTATGCTGGGGGTATTCCCCAAGCACTGCCGACCGTCTTGCGATTACCGCCTCCGATGCCGTCTGAAACGCGCCGGTAACACATGGATTTGTCCGTGGGTAATACGTCGCTTTTTCTTCCGCATTCCGCGCTTTCGCGCATTTCGCAAAACCGCGCATCGGCGTGTCCAGTTGGGTTTTAAAATCCGCGTACTTGCAGAAAAAGCAGGTTTCACGCACGGTAGCTGTCCCAGTCGAACGGAATCAGCTTGCCGCCGCCATCTCTCAAGCGGTCTCTGATCCGCGCGTCGGTGTTTTCGCGGAAGGCTTCCGCCGTCAGGTTGGTCAGCACCAGCATCGGCATCAGCCGCTCATACCGGGCGTTGATGACCGAAAACAAAATCCGCCCATCCGTTTCCGACAGATTGCCCGCGCCAAATTCGTCCAGCACCAGCAAATCGGGCTTCACAAAAATTCCGACCGCCTCCGTCTCGCTGCCGCCGCCGAAACTGTCCTTGATCGTCCGCAGCATATCGCCCACCGTGATGACCAGCGCGGTTTTGCCGGCGGCGATGACTTCGTGGGCGATGCCGCAGGCAAGATGGTTTTTGCCCGTACCCCTCCTGCCCGAAAAAATCATATTCCGCCCCGTCTGCAAAACATCGGCGAAGTTTTCCGCGTATTCGGCGGCGGCGGCTTTCGCCCGCGCCATACCCGGGATCGATTCGCTGACGGTGTAGTTTTCGATCCGGCAGTTTCTGAACCGCTGTGCGATGCCCGACCGCCCGATGCGTTTTTCCAGCCCGTTGCGCATCGCCTCGCGGCGCAGCGTTTCCGCGTATGCCGCCATTTCGTCCGCCGCTTCCAGCTTCTGGCAGACCGGGCAGCCCGTCCACACGCCGCGAAAAACGCTTTTCGCCGCATATTCGCCGTGTTCCGCGCATTGCCGCCGTTCGGTCTGCACACTGCAGAAAGCCCTCAAAAAATCAGACGCGCCCCTCAAAGCCATATCCGCCCCCTCAAAAATCCGTTGTCGGCATATCGCCGTAGCTTCTCGCATCCAGCACGGCGGCGGTTTGGTTGTGCGTCAGACCGCCGCGATTTCCAGACCCGCCGAAAGTTTTGTTTTGCAGCCATTCGGCGCGGAAGCTGGCCCAGCCGTTGCCGATGGCGTACTCCACCGCCTGCAACGCCGTCATCCCGCATTTCGCCGCATCGGCGGCAAGCAGCTTCATCGCCGTTTCCGTCAGCGGCTGCCGTTTCGCCTTGCGGACTTGCAGGAAGTCCGCCGCCACCTGCCCCGTGATGCCGTGGGCGGCAAGCAGCGCAAGCTCGGAAGCGTGCCTGCCGGTTTTTTTCGCCTTCGCCGCCGGGGCGCGTTTTCCGCTTTCGGGAGGTTCGGCAGAAAGGGGCGCGTCCGCCGCTGCGGATGCGCTAATAGTGTGTTTTGTATTAGTGGGTTTTGTAGTGTGTTTTGTAGACCCCCAATTTTTGGGGGTGGTAGTACCCCCATTTTCCGGGGGTAGTACCCCCCAATTTTTGGGGGTAGCCCCATTTTTTGGGTGTACCCAATTTTTGGGGGTGGCAGTACCCCCATTTTCTGGGGGTGGTGTACCCAATTTTTGGGGGTGGCAGTACCCCCATTTTCGGGGGGTGGCAGTACCCCCATTTTCGGGGGGTGGTGTACCCCCATTTTCAGGGGGTGGTGTACCCCCATTTTCGGGGGACGGTTCGGGCATATTGATGCGGTAGCCGGTTACCTGACCGTGCCGTTTGACGGAGGCAATCAGGTTCAATTCCACAAGCTCTTTCAGCGCGTCGGCAACTGTTACGTCTGTTTTGATTCCGGTCAGGTTTTTAAATTGGGAAACAGAGATGTAGTCAATTTCCTTTTGCCAGCCGGTCGTTTTGCGCACGATGACGGCGTAGCATTTCCACGCGTTGCCGCTCATTCGGCAGAGGAAATCGTCCACTACCGCGTTTGCTATCTGAAACGAATTTGGAATATATTTCATTTGCCGTTCTTCCATTCCCATCAGTCTTGCACTCATACTTCCATCTCGTTTTTAACAATCGAATAATGCGTAACAGGCTGCCCGTCATCCCCGACGGGCTTTTTATTTGGGTTGGTCGTCTGCCAATTCCGGCCAGATTAGATGCCAGGTATCAGGAAACATCTCTTTTCGTGTTACCCTTCCGTTTGTTGACTTTTCAATCAACGTCGCCGACTGAATTGGGATGGGCTTCAATCCTCTGGCAATCTGATGTATAAAAGACGGGGAAATTCCTGTTTTTCTTGCCAAATCAGACTGATTTCCGCGTATCGCGCAATAATCTCTTAAATCCATTTCAACCTCTGTCAAATCAATTTAGCGTTAGTATAGCATAGCTAAATATAAAATAGTAGCATTGATAAATGTAGCTATGCTTTATATTTATACCTATTTGAAGGGGTGATGAAATGAACCGGGTAGATAGAATTAAAAATCTGATAGCCGACAGGTTTAACGGCAATCAAGCTGAGTTTTCTCGGGCAATTAACAAAGCTCCTGCACAGATAAATCAATGGCTTAACGGATACAGAAATATAGGGGACGGCGTAGCCGCTCAAATTGAGACCGCGCTTGGATTACCGCGCGGATGGGTGGATGGAAAAGACGAGCCGAATATACCTATTGATTCCATCAAATCAAACGCCACCGTTATCGGCACTGTTGACGCTTGGGATAGCAAAACCCCGTTATCCGATGATGATTGCGAAGTTCCATTTTATAAAGACGTTTGCTTGTCGGCGGGTAACGGCTTTTCAGATGAAATTGAAGACTACAACGGCTATAAACTGCGTTTCTCAAAATCAACCTTAAGACGGCACGGCATAAGCCCTGACGATGTTGTCTGCGTATCTGCCGACGGAGACAGTATGGAGCCGGTATTCCCCGACGGGGCTACACTGGGTATTAATACTGCCGATAAAATGATTAAAGACGGCAAAATCTATGCCATCAACCACAGTGGGCTGTTACGTACAAAAATCTTGCAAAAGCTGCCTGATAATCAAGTCCGTATCAAGAGCTACAACCCGGAATACAAAGACGAAACCGCCTCTTTAGACAGCCTGACCGTTATTGGTAGGGTATTTTGGTGGAGTGTATTAGACTAATGGATATTAAAACAGAAGAAGCATATCGATTGAGCTTTCAACACATTCAATCACACGACGTATTGGCAGCGTGTCGGACGGTTGCAAATTATGAATTATCGCAGCCAAGACCGCGCGGGCTGTTTTCGGGCATATCCGCTCAAGAATACTGGGAGAGCTACCCGTGCAATGAGGACGCTGAAATCTTGAAATCTATCCTTTTAGATTCCCCTGAAATACTGGACGGAATCAGCGGCGGCGATATGGAAATGGCGCGAATCATGGCTGCATTCAATTTTATTTGGGGATTGAGTCATTTCCCGAAATGGCTTCACCGGCATGAATTTGCATCAACGCCTCTTGATGATTCTGCCGTCCCTGCAATGCTGCTTTTCCACGCACAATCGCGTCAGGAATTAAAAGAGTACGAAGAAGTCGAGCTGTCTTGTTGCCCCGATGGTTGTGAATTTTGTAAATCGGAGGACGGCAAGATATACAAATCATCAGACGCACCCGTTCTCCCACACGCACACTGCACGCATGAGCAGGGTTGCCGATGTTGCTATCTGCCTGTTATTTAAAAACACAGCCCGCGCGATGCGGGCTTTTTTAATACCCAAAAAATGAACATCATGTAGGCTTGCCCGCCGGTGTTAGGAAATCGGCATGGTGATTTCAGGAAGTCAACATGGTGCTTCCTTGACTTTATAATTTTTTTATGTTCGTAAAAAAACCGCCCGAAATATCGGGCGGTTTTTTTGTGCCTGCGAAATTTCAAAAATAAATTCTTAATAATCAAAAATATAGCAAAATAAATATAGCGATGCTATTGATTTATTATTTAGCTTTGCTATACTGCACCCCATCGAAACAAACAACGACTCAAAGGAAACAAGATGAACGAATTAATCAGCAGAATAAATCGGTTTGGCGCGAGGGAAAAGGACGAGCAAAGCCTTTTATTGAAAATCGATGAAATCTGCCGCGACGCAGCAGCGACATTTACCACTAGAAAAAGCGAAAGCATCAGCTACACCGCCTTCACTTTTACAGTGAAAAAAGACGGCTTAAAAGAGAAGGTAATGATTGTTTTGTAAAGAAACCAACCCCACCCCGAAAGGAAACAAAAATGGAAGCAAATAAATTTGAAGTGAACAGTTTGTCAGACCTTATAAAAGTCTTTGCAGGCATTGCTGCCGATTTCGAAGCGGCAATGGGTGTAAAACGCGCCGACATTTCAACCGAATTTGACGAACCGCAACATGAGCCGCAACCGCCGGTAACAGTTGCCGAGCAAAAAGGTATCAACGACTTTGCCATCGGCAAGGAAGTCATCATCCGCACTTATTCGGCAGGCGTTTGGTTTGGTGTGTTGAAACAAAAAGCAGGCAATGAAGTGATTCTGACAAAAGCGCGCCGAATGTACAGCTGGTGGGCAAAGGAATCAATCAGCCTGTCCGGTGTCGCACGACACGGCATCAGGCAAGACGGCAGCCAAATTTGCGGCGAGCTTGATTCCGTATGGCTCGAGGCGATTGAGATTATCCCAGTAACAGGCGGCGCGGCTGAATCAATCCGCACCGCGCTGGAGGTCGCCCAGTCATGAGTTATCTAGATCAACCATTGAAGCACGGCTACGGCAACGGTAGCGGCAACGGCAACGGTAGCGGCAACGGTAGCGGCTACGGCTATGGCTACGGCAACGGCTACGGCGGCGTCGGCGGCGGCGGTAGCGGCAGCGGCTACGGCAACGGCAACGGCTACAGCAACGGCAGCGGCAACGGCTACGGCAGCGGCAACGGCAGCGGCAAAGGCAACGGCAGCGGCAGCGACGGCGGTGGTGGCGGCGGCTACAGCAACGGCAGCGGCAACGGCTAAACCTTAAAACCGCCCGAAGCTATATCTGCCAAGACGGAGATAGCACAAAGCGATGAAGTATGGCACTTCAAAGCGGGGCAACGGCACGGCGAAACAGTGAATGCTGCGGGCGGTTTTCTCAAGCGGAAAGGATGAAGTAAATGGGCATTATCGGTTACAGCTGCCCCGATTGGGGGATGGGCGGATATTACGCACGGGAGGATAGGCGGCAGGCTTGGGACGATTGGGAGGTGGAAAACCGAATCCTGCACGAATCTGATTTGATTGAGATTGCCAAAAAATCGGCACGTGAATTTATCCACAATGCGGACGGTGAGCCTTACGCCCAAGAAGATTGGGAAATGTATCTCACGGAAGATGCTTCCCGTGTCAATAAAGATACCGAGGCGGCGATGAATTACGCGATAGATGATGGGGACTGGTTCACGCTGGCGGAGAACATCGGCAGGCTGGCAAATTCATAGCGGACATAGGAATGCCGCGCCGTTAGTCGGCGAGTGGGCGCGGCGGCGGTTTTTGTAGATTTTAGCCGCAAATAACCCCGACAGCGCACGGTCTGCCCCATCCTTAGCGGACGCGGTGCGCAATTAAAACCTTTTAAATTAAGGAAATAGAAATGAAAGCAGGGAATATTGTGTTTAAGTTGGCGGTATTGCTGGCGGTATTGTTGGCGGTATTGGCGGCGGGCTATGCCTTCGGATTCACCAAAGGAAGCGAAAGCCATACGGCAAAGGGAAAACCCGCCGATATTGCGGCAATGCGTATGGCGTTGGCGGAAAAGCAGGCGCAGGCCGCCGAGCTGGACGCGCAGATTTGGTTGGAAGAGCGGCATCTGAATGCGGAAGAAGAAGCCGATTACCGATGGGTGCACGGCGATGCGGAAGTGCCGGAGGGTAAAGAATGAGAATCCGATGTTCATCTATTGCCGACATCATCGGCAAGCCAAAAACCAAAGGCGAAGCTATAACGGAAACCGCCAAATCGAAACTGATTGAAATGGCAAAGCGCGAATTGTTCGGCTTCGAGGCTTTCGAGGGAAACGCCTTTACCGAAAAGGGCGATCTGATGGAAGAAACCGCCATCAAATACAGCGGTCTGGTTCGCGGCAAGGAGTACAAAAAAAACATCGAGCGGCGCGTCAACGATTGGCTGACCGGTGAATGTGATGTTTACGATTCAGACGACCGCCTGATTGTTGACACGAAATGTTCATGGGACATCGGGACTCATCCATTCTTCCGCGATGAAGCGGAAAAGAAAGCCGCCAAAGCCGGTTACGACTGGCAAATGCAAGGTTATATGTGGCTGTTTGATTGCGACCGCGCCGACATTGATTTTTGGCTGTTGCCCACGCCCGAGGATTTGCTCAAGCCGTGGGAAGACCGTGAGAAATACATCGGGCTTGTGGAAGCCATCCCGATTGAAAAGCGCATCACGACCGTAACCGTGATGCGCGATGACGAAAAAATCGAGTTAATCAAAGAGCGCGTAACAGCCTGCCAAACCTATTACGAAACACTTTTGAATCAATACAGATAAGGAATTTAAAAATGAGTATCGCACAAAATCAAGCAGTAGCCCTAGCCAAACAGTTCAACATCCAAGGCGACCCGCAAGAGCTGGTTCAGACGCTTAAGGCAACCGCCTTTAAAGGCAATGCGACAGACGCGCAATTCAACGCCCTGATGATTGTATCGACGCAATACGGCTTGAACCCGTTTACCAGGGAGATTTACGCGTTTCCCGATAAAAACAACGGTATCACGCCTGTCGTGGGCGTGGACGGCTGGGCAAGAATCATCAACAGCCATCCTCAATTCGACGGCATGGATTTTGCCGCCGACGCAGAAAGCTGCACCTGCAAAATCTACCGCAAAGACCGCAACCATCCGATAACCGTGACCGAGTATCTGGAAGAGTGTAAACGCAATACACAACCTTGGAACAGCCACCCGCGCCGTATGCTCCGTCACAAAGCCATGATTCAAGCCGCACGGTTAGCGTTCGGTTTCGGCGGCATCTACGACGAGGACGAGGCACAGCGTATCCAAACAACCGAAACGCCCAAAGAGGCAAAAGCTGACCCTGAGTTAGACAGCCTGATTTCTAATGGGGAGGCGGCGGCAAACAAAGGCATGGAAGCATACAAAAAATGGTTTTCAGAAATCGGCGCGGCAGGCCGTCTGAAGCTGGGCAGCGAGAATCACGAACGGTTTAAACAAATCGCGGCAAACACCATCGAAGCCGAAACCGTAGAAACAGCCAAGCCCGCGCCAACCGAAGAACAGTTCGCGGCATTGGTTGAAGCCGTATCGACAGGTATGAAAGAAGTTGCCGAAGTCTTGGAAGCGTACGCGCTGACCGAAGAGCAGGCGGCGGAAATCAACGCGCTTTAATAAACAAAGACAACCCGAAATGTCCAAGCGTTCTTAAGTTTTTCCCTGAAAAAGACGACTAATCCCCACAGGCAGGCAGCCAAACGTCCGAGCCGTTGAGAGGACGGCAATTAGCGAGGAAACAAAATGCAAACAGCAGCAACAAGACCGACAGCAAAACAAATGCTTGCCGCCAAGCGGGCGGCGAAGAAATTAACGCAGCAAGAACGCGCCATGAAACGCGCCGGAACAGTCAAAAACGTTGACCGAAACCGCCTGTCCGCCTCATCAAAAGCGCAAAAAGAAAACATCGCCGAGATGTTGTCAGGCGAGAAAGTATCAAAAGACGAAGCCCTGACGTGCAGCATTATGATGTGGCTGTCCTTGCAAGATATGCGCTATGCCTGCAATCAGGAATTAATCAACTTCGCCGAGCATATCATCAAGCAGGTGCAACGCTTAGGCTTGTACTGCAACACGGACGACCCCGCGAACGAAAAAAGCGTGGAGTTTGCCTGCCGTGAAGCATCGCAAGCAGTCGCGCAATGGGCTAAAGATTTTGACGACCTTAGCCCGAATCAGCGTCAAATCGTGTTGCGTCCATTGCAAAATCTGTTCGCCGCGTATGAAGCGTTTTTGAAAGATGCGCCAGCACGACTAATCGCCGAAGTATCGACATACTCATTGGCCGTCCGAGTTGCCAAGAAAGCCATGACGTTTTTAGAGCTTGACGGCGAACTGATTTCGGCAATTGATAAAGTCATCAACGGCGCGGATTCACGCGCGGAAGCCCGCCGCCTGAAAATGCCATACGCGGAATTTACAGACCGAATCCTACACGCCGCGAACCTGCTTTACGATGTGGGCATTCAAGCGGATAAGGAGCTTTCGGCGATGTACGGCAAGCCGCTGAATCCCGTACGCCCGCAACGCATCGGCGACGTGCGCCAGCCTATGATGAAAATGCTTGCGGCAAACAAAGGCGGCGCATTGGTTCAAGCCGTCAAGGACTCGGAAGACGTCATCCGGCATTGCGACAACGGCACCGGCTTCAGCTGCTTTAACTGGACGAAACATTTTAAGCGGGCGGCAAATCTGATTGGACTTATGCGACAGGAAGCGGCGGCATAAGAACACACATCCGAACCTACATATATCACGATTCCAGCACAAAAGGCTTCAAGCACGGCATCAAACACAATTTGACGGCTTTTGCGACCGCCTGTGCAACCTGATACAGGCAGAGAAATACGGACAAAAACACTACTTCCCTTGCAGCCTGCCACTTTTCAGAGGGGCGGCCGGCTGACCAACCGCCCGAACAGGAGGACTTATGCACCGACGCCGGCTGAACATCCGCCAAGCCGTAAAAAGGCGGAAACACAGACAAAGCAAGATTAAACCGAACAGGAGAGTAAAAAGATGAACATCAGTAAAGAACAAGGGCTTTTAATCGCATACGGCGGCCGACCGTATATCCCACTGAGGGAAGTACACAAAGACTTTTTTGCCCATATCAGCTTTAACGCGTTTAAAGCATCGGGGGTACGGTGCGAGCTTCCGTTTCCGATTTTCCGATTGTCCGACAGCCAAAAATCGGAATATTTCGTCAGCGTCCACGAGCTTGCAAAGGCAATCGCAGACAAGGAAGAAAAGGCAAAATCGGAATATCGGAAATTCCAGTCTTGATGCAAGACGGAGAAATCAGGGGATGCGCCGCATCCCCTTTAATTTAATATCACTTCCCGGATTTTATATCGCTTTGCGCCTGCATCATTGCCCCTTTAAAATCCAGCCGCGTCGAGCGTTTGCGTACACTCACATATCTCTGCAGGCTGTTCCAACTGTCATGCAGCGTTACCCGTTGCATTTGAGGAATCGTGAAGCCGTCTTCAGCCATACGGGTAGCCGCCTCGTGCCGCAAATCGTGGAAGCGCAAGTCTTTAATCCCAAGAACCTTGCACGCCCTCGTCCAAGCGGCGGAAACCGATTTTCCGTTACACGGCACAAGGCTGTCGGCGATGCCTTTGTTGGCAAGCATACGCTTCCTGACCGATTCCTCCAGCAGCTCGTCAATGACCGGCAAAGCCATAGGCAGAATATCAAACTCCTTATTATTCCCTGTGCTGCCGTTCGGATTTTTTAAATCACGAACCAGCCAGGCACAATCATTTTTGTGCCAGTCGTCAAACAGCAGACGGCAAATCTCATCCTGCCGCCTTGACGTATAAATCGCCAGCCACATAATCAGGTGCATCGGTATGGAAGACTTCCTGCTTTGCCATTGCCGCAGGAAATAAGTTGTCAGGGTTTGCAGTTCCTCTGTAGTCGGCAATCTGTCCCTGATTGCAGATTTCGCAACCATATTCGAGCGTTTCAGCCCGTTTGCCGCGAAATCCAATTCCTGCCAGCCTATTTCAAGCCCCCATACATAAAAGGCGTGTTTCAGCACGGAACGGATATATTGCAGCTCCTGCAATGCCGTAGAAGCCGCGATTGGTGCAATGTCCAGTTCGGGGATTCCGCGCCGCCTCTGCATAACGTGTTCCGCGAAATCAGACCGTTTCAGCTTATCGATGCCGATGCCGCCAATCGGGAACTCCATCAGAAAACGCAAGCCCATTTTCTTTGACCGACCCGCTCCAAGCGTTTCATCAAGATACTTCCGCATAGCTTCGGACAGCGTCATCATCTTGACCTTGCCGCGTTTGAAAAGCAGTTCTGGGTCGGCTTCAATTTCCGCCTCCCGTTTCTTCCCCCATTCGACCGCCAAAGCCTTTTTACTGAACGTCCTGCTCTCATTGAAAGCAGGGTAGCCTTTCTTGCTGACCCGTACCTGAACCCGATATACTGTTTCGCCGGAAGGATTGCGCCGCTTGGTTATTGTTGCCAT